ACAATATGGTCTGGGCATAATCTCCTCCTGCCACGACCCTCCACCACTCCGAAATGCCATCTCCATCACGGTCGAATAGGGTGTAACACTCCATGACCTGTACGATCCGCTCCGAATCCTTTCTGGAGGAGTTCTGGAACGGATTGGAATCATCCTGGGACGATCTAATAATAGCGTCTGTGTTTGTGGCGGATGTAGATCCTGCCGGAGGCAAATCCCCCACGACAGAGGGATCGAAACCCCACGCTATGAGCTGGGAAACTGAGGTTCTGATTTTCTGAGCCAGAAAACGGGTGCTATCGTCCTGCAACCCGGTAGCATCCCGATTAATAAGGAAATTCTCCGGGGCCACGTTCTCTATACGAACTTGGCCACGATCCGGGACTCTAACCCCGACCACGGTGAACAGGAGACTCTCGGGAGGAACGCCTTCCATGTTCTCTTCAGATATTTCGACTCTTTCCCCATCCCTTACGGAGACTATGGAAACCTCTTGAAAATCAAACAGAGGGTCCTGCTCCAACATCTCAAGCTCTTCAATGGTTTTGTCTACGTATTCTTCCCGGAATCCAGCCGCACTCTCCTCCCAATACACCTTCATAATGCCGTTTTTTTGTATCAGGGCATCCTTGAACATCGTGTACAGGGCCATGAACCCATCGTTTTTTTGGAAAATGTAGTTACAGGCATCAGTAGCCTGCTGAGCACCTTCTTCGTCTTCGGGACCACGCGGCTGGAACTTTGCAACCTCCGTGCCAGACGTGAAAACATCCATGAGGCCAGGGAGCAGCCATTCCACCTGCTCGAAAATGATTCTGGAGCTTACTTGGGACCGTCCCGTCCTTTCATCGCCACGGGGGTTACCAAAATACTCCTCCAGATTCTTCCGGCGGGCTTTAGCCAGACGGGTACCGGTCCAACCGACCGAATTGTCTATCTCTCTTTGAATTACGGAGAGGACTTCCCTGTCAGACTTATATTCCATCAATGCACCCACGCCACGTTGGGTTTAGGTCGGCGTACATGAGTTCGCTCCTGTAGCCCCATGGCCAAATAAGTAAACGCGTCCGATCCGTGAGACGCCCAATTGTGGAGAGGCCTTTGAGAAAGCTCCCCNGTACGATTGTTGACTTCCCTNCGCCAAGATCGGAGGGCCTCTATCCCCTTCTTACAGTTTACCTCATCGAACCAACACCTGCTAATCATTCTACGAGACTGCTCTATGCGCTCACTAACCTCTGACTGGATTTTCTGGGAAACCCGGGGCAGAACCCGGAATATGATTCCGAGTTCCATTGCCATCTCTAGTCGGGACTTGCCTGTTCCTAGTTCCCTAACAGCCACATCGTGTGGGGCAATATGATCTGTGTACGGTATACCCCTTACGACTCAGAACGTTAGCATAGTGGGGCAACCCCTCACCAGAGGCTTCGTAATAATCTATTAGACGTATCTCTTTGCCAGCCGTCTGAGCGAACCAGATAGCAGTTGCGTCCCCCATGCCCAAATCCCAGGCAGTAATAACGCCAAGACCAGGATCATGAGGTACAGGAACAATGCGACCCTCAGACTCAGCCCTATCCACGATACTGCCCCAAAATCGACCCGTGAACCGCTGCCACCCTCTTACATTCATACTCCCGGGCGAACTCTTCTTCATCCATGACGCTTTGGGCGTCCCGAAGTTCGTCCTCATCAATACAGTTAGTTTCGCTGGATTTAAACACAGACCGAAACCAATTTTCCGGGGTGGCTCCATCGTACAGAAGGCCGAGAGGTCCATTTACGTATTTGTACGTGCCAATGAAATACGCCTGTCCACGACGATCGGAAATCGCAGGGCGGACCACTTCGGACCACATAGTCATCTTCTGGAGATCAAACTCATCGAACACCACAGTGTCGAAGTACATGCCACGAAGAGAATCCGGGTTATCTGCCCCAAACAAACGAATACGGGCTCCGTTGGCAAAATCCGCCCTAAGCTCCGACTCGTTGAATTTGACGTACCCCTTCGGAATCACCGTGGTGTATCGCTTAAGTTCGTCCCACAAAATAGACTTCGCCTGAGCGTACGTTGGGCCAATGAAAGCGCCACGCCAATCCCCCGTATCCGAACCAAGCGCCCTGCGAATAAGCTCGTTTGCAAAACAAACGGACTTACCGAACCGGCGATGGGCCACAACCACCCCAAAACGATGCTTGGAGCACATATCGTGCACCTCTCGTTGGGCCGGACGCGGAGTATAGGGGATAGTAATTTCCATTATTTCTTCTTAGTGGCCTTGCTTGTGGTTTTCTTGGCAGGCTTAGCAGCGGGCTTAGCTTTGGGATATTCCGTCACTGCCGGGTCATCTTCTTCCGAAAGCGCGGCAGCATCAATCCCACCTTCCGCCAGAACATCTACTAAACGCTCACATACCGAGATGCTGACTCTCCGCCTTACCGAACCATTCGGCAACGGCGCAAATGCCATCTTCTTCATTCTTTTTACTTGATCTGCTGCACTCATTTAATTCTCCTAAGCGGTATACGCCGAGTAAGCACCCGGGGAGGTTGGTTGGGGGTACATCAAGCCGCCGGGAGGGCGGATAAACAACGGAGAGTAACTCAAATCATCTTCGGGGTCTTCGTATTCACCTCGGCGAGGATCCATTCGATCCTCCATATCTTCTATCGTCCGCAAGCTGTCTTCCCAGTCATCTTCTAGATCGACTTCGAAATCCGATCCCCACTCAGCCAGATACTCTTGAACCGCATCTTCCCATCCTTCGTAGTCCTCATCGAGGTAGTATCCGCCTTCCTGGGGAGATTTTTTGGGATCCGGCCTCAGCACCTCCCCAGATGATCCCGGTGGCGTGCCGTGGTCTATCGCAAGACCCACTGATTCCTCAGCACGTTCCCGATTAACCTTAAGACCAGCCACGTGGTTATCTATTTCTAGCTCGTCAAACCCCCGCATAGCCAGTTCATCGATAATCCCTTTGGATTCATCCGATCCGTCGGTCCATCGACCTTCATACACCATGTTCGACAGCCTCTGAGAAAGCTGTCTAGCCGTCATGTCCGCCAAACTCCAAACAGCCGATACGGGAACATCCTCAGCTGCCTTGGCTACCGTGGTGATCGGAATCTCCGTGGAAGCCCCCGCCACCTGCGAAAGTCCACGCGAAAGTCCACCCGTAGCTGCCGTTACCGCCAACGCACCAGAACCCTTCAACACATCGCGACGGGAAAGACCGCCCTCAGGATCGTCCGGGTCAGGAAGATCCCATTCTTCAGTCCAACCTTGGCCCTCGCGTACCTCCTTGGGAGTACGCAGTGGCATTCCTTGTTCATCGAAAATAGGGTCGGGACGACCCACCTCCTCGAAACTTTTGGAATCTGCTTTTGGCGACCCCGGCCTACTACTCTCCGCATAAATGGAATGATGCGGGTTTGCCGGGGTGGAATCGGGGTCAAATAGAAGATCAGCACCGACTCTCCTGTTTGCTTCCACTTCTCTCAAATGTTCATCGCCCAGTTTTTCATCCAGACCCATGCGACTAGAACTCGCTGGCCAGGGTCCCGCGTCGGCATGAGCACCGTCTATGTCAAAAAGGTCCAACGGAGTACGGGCTACATCATCGTAGAATGTTACCCAGTCATCTGGCCCGTCAATGCTAACTTCGGATGCCCACTCGACCCCGGCTTCTTCCGCCATTGCCAAGGCGCTCTCGTCATATCCCATCTCCAGGAGAATATCGCGGGCCTGATCTGACTCTAGTTCCTGGAGAGCTTCCACAAAATGTTGGTTGTCGGGTTCTTTATCCCACCTGACGCTCCGAACCCATTCCGTGTCCGTTTCTCTAGTCGACTTAGGATTGTCAGAATCATCCGGTCCCAATTTTCCATGCCTGTACTCTGAAAAATCCTGCTCGAGCATACTTTCTGTCCGACCGTCCCACTCCCGGGCCTCCCAATATTCCTCGGAACTGATGTCTACATCACCATCAAAGCCCTCGTTTGCGAGTGTACGATCACGTCTGGTGTAACCGGTATGGCTATCCCGGGTTTCGCGTTTAACGCCCTTGCGCATGACCTTATGAAACAACTCCTCTATAGTTTCATTCATAAGGTTCCTGCGAATGGCCCCAACAGCCTGATTGTTCGAAGCCGCCTGAGCCGCCCTGCTAAGAACACGAGGAGCCTGAGCCGCAACCTCAGCTGGCTTCACAATAGACTTTACAGCCTCACCAGCCCGCTTAGCAGCCCGAGACAATGCACCCGCACCAGCAGCACCAGCAGCCGCAACACCACCCCCGACCAAAACATCCCGACGAGTTAAATCGTTGTAAGTGTCTACTATTGGCTCTACAGGTTCGTCAATGTGGCGAGCCGAAGCCTCCTGAGCGACCCTCAGAACCTCCGCATCCACACGCAATATATTCTTCAATTCGTTCCTAACGTCCTCAGGGAGTTGATTCGGGGATTCAGCTGGCATTCCATCCTCATCGAACC